CGCCACTCGCCGATCTGACCTATGTCATAGCGGTTTGCCGTGCCATACGGCCGGTCCTGATTGAACCAGACCTGATACCACGCAATCTGCTTGCGTCGGCCGTCCACGTCCATGTAGGCCCTGCCAATCTCCCCCTCATCGACCAAGCCCTTCTTCGGGTCCAGAAGCACGCCCTGACTCTGTAGCCAGTCAACAAACTCTCTCTGGATGTCGTTGGAGAGCGGGCGGCTGTAATCCTTGGACTGATCTTTTATTTTGATTGCCATTGCATCTCCCTGTGTCAGCGGTGTATATTAGTGCAAGTTTGTACAAATCCACAAGGGAGATTTATCAATATGGGTATGAATTTGAAATTTGATGGCGGTGACTCTGAATATGAAGTGGTGCCGGTGGGGTCGCACAAAGCCATCTGCTACAAGGTGGTCGATGCGGGAACCGCCGAGGAAGACTACCAAGGTGAGAAAAGCAACAAGCATAAAATCTTTATCTTTTGGGAACTGCCCGAGGTCAAGACGCAGGATGGTCGACCCATGTCGATCTTTTCGCAGTACACCGCCTCATTGAATGAGAAATCCAATTTGTACAAGGCGGCGATTAGCTGGCTCAATCGTGGCTTCACCGAGGCAGAAAAGCAAGGCTTCGATCCGTCGATCTTTCTCGGCAAGGGGTGCAAGCTCGAAGTAGCGCACACCGCAACGGGCCGCGCCAAGGTCGCCAACGTGCTGACCGCACCCAACGCCTTCGATGAAAATGAAGAGTTGCGGCAACTGCCCACAGTCAACGAGCAGGTGGTCTTCGACCTTGAGGATTACCTCAAAGAGTTTTCCGGTGAGTCCTGTGCAGAGTCAAAGCGTGCGTGCGATATCTTCGATGACCTGCCGCGCTTCATTCAGCACCGGATTGCCGGTTGCGATGAGGTCGGCCGTGAGTTGATTCCGCCGTGCTTTGAAATGCAGGCCGCGCTAAAGCGCGGGGAAACCAGTGAGAAAAAGCAGTCGAGGCCGAGCATGACGCACGCAGAGGTGCTGGCGTCGGGCAGGAAACGAACTGAGCCTTTACCACCGTTGGTGGAAGATGAAGACATACCGTTCTAAACAAGGGAGAAAGCCAATGAACGCAAAAGTCAAAGGGGTGGCGGCCATCGCCTTAGTGGTTGTATCAATGTCTGTATTTGCACACTCGCACTTTTGGTCGAAAGTGTCCCAACAGCAGGGCGTCAACGGGCAGGTTGTATGCCAGTGGAAATGCGGGTTCGGCAATCAACAGCATTATCGAACCACATCTGGTTATGGCGTATGTCCGGCTCCTTATTAAAAAAGCCAGCGAAAGGCCCTGTAGGCAAGATCGTCAGGCAGGCAATACATCTGGCTACCCACGCCATGGATTCGCTCTCACAGGGCCTTAACGGGCTTTGTGGGGGCAATCCAGCCGAAACGCTTAGCTCTCGCGCATTTCGTAGCGAAGAGGGGACGTTTTGGCATTGGGTGCGCCGACTGCTCGACACCTTGCTCACACCGCGCACGCTCAACTGGTGCGCCTATTCTTATGAGCGCTCACTAGAGCGCGCCAAACTGCTTCTGAGGAACAAATGATGTCAATCGATGAGGCAACCCCCGCCGAATGGGATAAAGCGCGTAAACAGACGCTTAAAGGGATCGCGGATGGCCTTGATCTAATCCACAAGCCACCGCACTACAACAAGCACGGCGACATCGAGTGTATCGACGCCATCAGGGAGGTGCTTGGCCCTATCGGCTTCAAAGCGTATCTACACGGCAACATTATGAAGTATGCGTGGCGGGCCGATAGGAAGGGCGAGGTTGCCGATATGCGGAAGATGATCTGGTATGCAAAACGCTGGATCGAGGAGACGGAGAGTGAGTGAGCAACAAACGCTTTTCGGTGAAGAGCCGAAGTGGTGGGATGAGCATTGGCAGGATATGCCCGAGTTTGTGCAGGATCGGCAGGAGCCACACGCTTGCATCAACATCCGCTTCGAAACTGAGGCTGATTTGCAAGAGTTTGCACAACTGATTGCCCAGAAACTCACCCACAAAACCAAGAGCATCTGGTTCCCGTTCCGATCACATTGGGGCGCTGAGCACAATCAAATGATCTATGTCGATGAAAAAATATCCCATCTACATAGTCAGCAAGGGTAGGTCAGACAATGCGGTAACGATGAGGGCGCTCACAAACATGGGCGTCCCTTTTCGAATCGTTGTGGAAGCACAGGAGTTCGATCTTTACGCCAATCGATACGGCGCAGAAAACTTGTTGACTTTGCCGCAGACCTATCTCGATGAATATGACACCTGCGATGCTGTTGTTGGCAGGTCCAAAGGGCCCGGCTCTGCTCGTAATTTCGCGTGGGATCACGCTATAGCAGAAGGTCACGCTTGGCATTGGGTGCTCGATGACAACCTCGAAAACTTTCACCGGCTTAACAGAAACAAAAAAGTCCGAGTGAAGGGTGACGCCACGTTTGCCGCCGCAGAGGATTTTGTAAATAGATATACAAATGTCGCCATCGCTGGCTTCAACTATTACAGCTTTGCCAAAGCCGCAGATCCGGTGCCACCCTTCGTGCTGAACACGAGGATCTATTCCTGCCTGCTGATACGCAACGACATCCCATACCGCTGGCGAGGGCGTTACAACGAAGATACTGACCTGTCATTGCGCGTGCTGAAAGACGGCTACTGCACGGTGCAGTTCAACGCCTTCCTGTGCGGGAAAGTCACAACCCAACGGATGAAGGGCGGCAACACTAAAGAGTTCTATGCAGAAGAGGGCACCAAGCCAAAAAGCCAAATGCTGGCGGACTTGCACCCAGATGTGGCCAGCGTCGTGTGGCGTTTCAATCGATGGCACCACCATGTCGATTACTCGTCATTTCGTAGCAACAAGCTAATCTTCAAGCCAGATCATTGCCCGAAAGAAGGCATCAATGAATACGGCATGAAGCTCGTTCACGAACAAAGAGACCTAGAGGGTATATAAATGAATACATTTGAAGTTGGTGTTTACGACGGCCTGACCTACGAAGAATATGCGGCCATCCCCGCTTGGCGATCTCACGATCTTACCGAGTTGATCAAATGTCCCTATCGATGGCGCAATAAGCACGACATCTCGGAATCGCCCGCGCTACTGGAGGGCCGCGTCCAGCACACCGTCTTCTCGGAACTGGAGAAGTTTGATGACGAATTTGTCATTGAACCCGCAGTCGACAGGCGCACCAAGATAGGCAAGGAAGCCTATGCCGATTGGCTCGATACCGTGGGCAACCGCACGCCAATCAAGCAGGATCTGTTTGATATCTGCATGGAACGCCGCACTGTGCTTTCCGATTACATCCCTAAGCAATCCGACAGGGTTGAATTGGTGATCTGCTGGGAATGGCACGGCGAGCCCTGCAAGGGCCGAATGGACTGGTACACGGGCACCGACATCTGGGATCTCAAGACCACTCGCGATGCGTCTCCCCGTGGATTCCGATCTTCGATCAATAGCTTCCGTTACTACCAGCAGGCGGCGTATTACCTGAACGGCGCACGTTCCGTGGGATTGCGCGCCGACAAGTTTTACTTCTTGGCCGTGGAGAAAGCGCATCCCTACCCGTTTGGTGTGTACACACTCAGCGATGAAGCCATCGCTTTTGGGGATGCGCGCAATGAACAGGCGCTGAAGATCGGGCTAGAATGCTTGGAAACCGACGTGTTTACGCCATTCAACGCCCATCACAATGTCGTGGAGTTTGGGGCCGACGAGCTTTACTGAGGGTCGAGGTGCACTACATTGTCCCTCTCGGGCTCCTCGTCATCTTCGCAATAATCGTCATCTTCCTGCGGGTAAGACATGAAAACGCCCTCTTCGAGGGTGGCTGAGATAATCAGCGTCTCGCCCGCCTCAAGCTCCGCTTCGAACTTAATCTTCCCCATACAGCGTACCCCGCTCTCGGTGATAATCCACGTTAGCGGCGTGCGCCTCGAACAGATCGCCCTTGCCCTGCCCGTAATAGCCTACGGCTAAACGCTCTGCGAGCAGGGTGTGATTGAGGCTGTGCTCATCCCCACCAAAGAAAAGCTCCACCAGAATGCGGCCATACTTGCCGCGCTCTTCATCGAGCACCGTCTTGACGGTGACAACGGGGCCCTTCGTGGCCACCTCGTTCTTCACAAATTCCGTGGCGAGAATGCCTAAGTGCTTGAGGTCAGGCGCGTCCTGATATCCGCGTTTCTCCGCCGTATCGATGCCGTATAGGCGACAGTTCTGCGCCTTGAGTTCGATGTCAAACCCAAGGTCGATGTCGAGCACCACACTGTCCCCGTCAATAACGCGGCAGATGCGAGCCCGATAGGTATAAGCTGGCTTCAATCCCATTCTTCTTGCTCCTCTTCCTCTTCTTCTCCATCCCAATCCTCTGCCTCGGGACAATTAGGATGGTGACTGTTGACCAACAGGCATTCTGGACAAACTTTCATTTACAAATTTCCTCCCTGATTTTTTTGTAGTCAGGCCAGCCTGACTGGCCATTTGTACGCTTAAACAGCAATGTCTGTTGACAATACAGGGCTTCTTCATCGAGCGCATCCTGATAATCAGCCTCGCCCACCAACCCAAAGACAAGGCTCAGAAAAGCCACCACGAGAAAAGCCCAGATGTGCTCGCTCATGCGGCTTCCTCGACTGCAACACCGATCTCGTCGGCAGTAAAAGTGCGCGTATCCCAGCACTCGACCATAGGCTCGTATTCCCAATTATTCAGACCCCACACACTGTCAGCGCCATCAACGCCGCCAGTGAGAGCAAACTTCACGGCTCTGTCAGCACCGTGCAATCTGAGAGCCCGAGCAACCTCCTCGCG